CAATGGATAACATGGGTGGTGAAGAAGATTTAGATGGTGAAGATGAATCTGACCCAACAAAGAAAATACAGAAAATGACTGGTAAGATTGGTCAAATGATGAGAGATATGGAAGAAGTAGATACTGATTTAGAAAAGTATGTAATTAATTCTGTAATATCTGCAATGCATTTAGATCAATTCTCTGATGAAGATATTGAAGATGTTATTACTAAATTAGAGGGTGAAGATGAAGAAGATGATATGGGTGCTGAAGATGGTGGTGGTGAATTACCATTAGAAGAACCATCTATGGAAGGTGAACCTGAAATGGAGGAAGAACCAATCGATGAACCAGAAATGGCTGAAGAAAGTTATAAAATTAAAAAAGGTGATTTAGTTGAGTCTTTAACTAAAAAAATAGTTAAGAAAAAATTAAGTGAAGATTTTGGTGGTTATGGTAGGATGCAACCTTCATCACCTAAACGTAGATCAGCTGCAAGAAATTGGAGATATAATAAGAGAAACGAACAAGAAAATATTTTTGTAGATGAAGATTTCGAAATGGGTATGGATACAAAAATGGAAATGAGGAGAGATGATTTTGATATGGAAATGTCATCTGATTATATAGATTGTTCTGATTGTGATGGTATGGGTTGTCCTCATTGTGATGGACAAGGGTATCATATGTCTAATGAGTTTGATGGTGACGATATTGCTGATGACTTTATGACGATAGATGGTGAAACTGGTGAATATGGTCCATTTGATAGAGATGGTGATGATATAGCTTCATCAGTTGATCAAGATGACGATGGAGATGGATTTCTAGATGAGATGGAAGGTGATGGTTATGGTATGGATGTGTTAAATTCTATATCAGGATCAATTGATATCGATGGAGATGGGATATCATCTAAAGTAGATAATAGTATGTATGGTGATGGTGAATCTAATGGTTTAGATATTGAATTCTTTAATGATCCAATGACTAAACCAAGAACACGTCCAGGTATTGGTGACCCAACAACAACACCCGGTAAGAAAGAAAGAAAGGGACCTTGGACAAAACCTGATAAAAAAGGTAAACCAAAAGCAATAGATGGTGATGCACCAATAGAAAGAAGATCATTTAGAAAAAAAGGATTTTTTAGGTAATGAAATTAATTTATATCAATAAAATTGGTCAGAATTGGAAAGGGAAATTTGTTTATGAGTTTCTCTTTTCTGACGCAAATTTAAAAGATATAGATGGTGAAGGATGGGATAGTTATCCATCATCAGGTAATCCTGAAGCTCCGGAGGATTTTGTTGGTAAAACAGGGTCATTAGTTTCTGAAATGAAATTAGACTTAATCCAAGATAGTGATACTTTCGCTATATGGGATGCAATCGATGGAGTTGTCTCAATGGCTTGGGAAAATATGGAAGGTTATGATGAGTATCCTGATAGTAGATTAAATTTCTCCTTTGCTGAAGATATTAAATCAGTAGAAGATAAACTATATGAAAAAGATATGGTATTAAATTACGATAAAGAATTATTAAACGTATGAAAAAAATAGTAAAACTTACAGAAAGTGATCTTAATAGAATTGTTAAGAAAGTTATGAAGGAATCAGTTGAGAATCCTGAAATGAGTGGGTCTTGGGAAAGATCTAAATATGAACCAACACCAAGAGAAGGTGGTGTTAAAGATGTATTCGGAAAATATGGTGAAGATATGTTACCTAATATCATAAGGTATTTGAGAAAAAATCCTGATGCTATTTTAAGAAGAATGTCTAAAATGTACCCAGAAATTTATATGAGACACGTACCAGTAGAACCGGATTATAGAGATGATGATGATTATATGTCTAGTTATGGTGATGATGTTTCTATGGATGCACCATTGGATGAAGTAGATGAAAAGAATTTTAAAGAATTAACTTACACTAAAAATGATGTTGATAAAGCAGCATCAGACGGTATTGGTATCCAAGCTAATGGTAGTGTTACACCTACACCTGATGGTGGAATGAAAGTAACAAAAGAACAATAAGATGAAAGGTAAGAATAAATCTTTAATGTTGGACAGTAAGAAGAAGGGTAAGAAAAAGAATCCTCATACTGCGAAATGGAAACGTTGTTTCAAAAAAGTTTCCAAAGAGGAAACAGATGAGACATCAGCAAAGATTTGTACTGATTCAGTAGGTTACGAAGAATCTTTTAAAGAAAAAAGTAAACATGAGTCAATAAATGAGAAAAATTTACTATCTTTGATAAAAGAAAAAGAAAACCCTAGAATGACAAAGAAAGGGTTAATAGAATATATTAAATTATCAAAGAAAAAAGAAGTTATTAAATCTACAAATAAAAAAGGAATGGTTTCAGAAGCATTAGGTAATAATTTAGGTACGAAATTACGTTATTTCAAAGGTGAAAAAGGTGCAATTACGAAGGTAATGAAGTATTTAGAAATGATTAGACAAAGTGGTTTAGAAAATATGCATGGGGCACATCCAATACTTAATTGGGCTCCGGATGATTTACATAGGTATTTATATGGAAAAAGTATGGATCTTGATTCATTAGATGATGACGATAGGGATAAAAAGGTTATTGAATATTTGGTAAACCATAAACAAGAAGTAAGAGATATTTTAACTAGGGTAGCACTAAGAAAAGCAGAGGAATTAGGTGATCATGAAATGAATACCATACAAAGACATTTTAATCGAGCTTCACTTGAAGCGTTTGAGATTTGGGTGGGGATAATGAGTTTATAAAAACAATATAGAAATGAGTAAGAAAATTAATGTTGGTAAAATAACTAACAAAATATTAAGTGAAAGATACGAAGTTAATAAAGAAGTTCAAAAATTAACTGAATCTATCGAATATGATCCAGCACATCCTGAAAGAATGCATCGGGATATTGAGGATAAATTAAGGGCTGATAGTCACCATTTGGGTGGTAATAAATCTTTACCTAAAACTACTGATCAGAGACACTATTCAGAAAAACTAGCATCTAAAAGATATAAAGATTTAGTAACTAGTGTAAAAAGGTATTGGGGTGTTGAAACTGTTGATCCTAGAATGGCAATGCAGGTTATGCAATTGTTACAACAAGTTATGGAATTGGAGAGACCTCACAGAGCTGAATTAGAAAGATTAGCTGTTGATTTAGTTAGAGAGGAATTTGATGTTCCTGAAGATCAAGTTGACATTGATGCTAAATTAGTGGATGGACAGATTTCTGATGATGAAATGCAACAATCTGAAGATGAAGAAGAAATGGATTTTGAAAGTGAGGTTGACATTGATCGGCTTAACGGAGAAGTCCAAAAAAGAAGAATGTTAAATGCTATTATGCAAGGTGCGGCTAAGAAAGGTCACTATATGTTTCATATGGTTGCTGAACAACTTACAAACATTGAACCGAGATTAGTAGGGTTATATGGTAAATTAATGTCTATGACTGATTTAACTTATTGGATGATACCTGAAATGTCTGGCGGTGGTGGCGGTGGTGACATGAAAGGTGGTAAAGAAAAGTTAGATTTAAGTGGTGACAAACCAAAGATTATCGCTGAGGCTTGGATATTACCAGTATTACTTAACGAATTGATTAAAGGTGTTATGGAATTACTTGCAGCTCATGGGTTACCTGAAGATGAAAGAGAAGCTAACTATGTTATTGGTAAAGCTGATACGTTAGATTCTGAAATGTGGGATATGAGATTAGGTCCAGTTATATGGGAGAAATTTATTGGGGCTATTGAAGGTAGTGCTTACGATATCAAACATTTCCTTTATTATGAAATGGGTCAATTACCACAAGATGAATTTCATACATTTATGAGAGAATTATTGGCTGGTAGTAGTAAAGGAAAACAAATGTTAGTCGATATGGCAAATAAAGTACAGGATGATATCAAAGAAAGAGCGTCTGACGATGCTTTAGGTGATGGAGAGGATGACGATGATGATATTGATTTAGATGATATTGACATCTCTGACTTATTCAAATAATAGAATATAAAGTTAAAAAAAACCCATTATTAATCTAATGGGTTTTTTTATGCCCTTTTGTGTATTTATTGTTATATGAAATCACTCATAAGAAAATTATTAACCGAAGAAAAACAGAAGAAATCTTTTTACAGTAGATTTAATAAAGGCGGTTTGAAAAAGGCTGTAGATAAACAAATTGATGCCTATATGGTAGAGATTGGAAGGTTACATAATTTTTATGGTTCAGATATAATTTCAGAAGTGGCACAAAAATGGGCGTTAGATTATACCACATCATCTTATTTAATTTTTAAGTATTTAATGGAGAGGGATGAAGATCCTACAACAATCTATAGCATGTCTGATTGGTTATACAAAAGTAATGATGTTTTAGATTTTTTAAAATCTAGTGGATATTATGAAAAATACGTTGACATTTATAGTTTTCATGATTTAATCATTGAAGATGGTAAAGTGATATTGGATGTTGAATGGATTGATTTTGTGAATTGGTTTGATGAACCAGAAATTGTAGAACAAGCATTAGGTGAAGATTGGGCACAATTTTTTGATTTATGGAGAAAAGATACCGAGTTTTTGGAGATATGTGAACTTTTAGATGATGACGCTGTGAAACACGTATTAGAAAGGTTAATTGAGGAATACGATGGGAAGGATATATATGGTCTAAGCCATAGGGAGGAATTTACATACTTACATGGTGATAATGACTTCTTCAATATGAGTGAAAAGGCGGATGAAGTAAGACAAATAACTGACAGATATAATTTAAATGTTTTTATAGATGAAAGTGATTTATCACAATCAGAAGTGGTAGATGATATGTATAATGATTATAGTAACGCTTACAATCTTGTTGGTGAAGATGAAATATTTAAAGAATGTAAATCTGAAATAGAAGGATACTTGGGTAGTAAAGTAATAGAGGCTGAGGTAAAATTTGATATTACCGGAAGAATTAATGAGTTAATCGATGAATATATAGAAGGGTCTAGTGAAAATCCAACAGATGAACATAGTAGCTTTACTGATATGGTAGGATCATTATTAAGGAGTTATAGTGATGTAAATAAATTAAGTACTTCAGACATAAGTTATTTTTACCCTGATGAAAAAAAATTAAAAGAATACTTCTCTGATCTTATTATACAAAGATAATATTTATAGGTAATGAGAATTAGAATCACAGAAAGTCAACGTAGAACAATCCTTAATGAAAATAGGTTTGATAAAGTTGTCGATAAAGTTATTTCAGAATATGGTGATAAACCTATTGAGGATATTATAGATATATTAGTTAATAGGTATGCATTAGATTTAAACATTATTAACTCCAACCAAAGATTAAATGATTTCTTTAATGAAAAGTTTGATGTTCTTATAAACAGAGCAAAAAATGATACGGGATTTAATAAGTGGGCTTTAGAAAAAGATTACGATAAAAATGTTTTGGATATTATAATTCAAAAATTTGACACTTATTTATCTGATGAAATAGAACAAACATATAGTATAAAAAACCCCATATCCCAATTAAGAAGATTAAATACAATTAAAAAAGTTGCTGGGTATATGTTAACTAATAGTGATACTGGTGATTTTATAGAAGATGTAATGGAAGGGTTAATTAATGACGCTATTGATTATATCTACACTAATTATAAGACAATTAAAGATATGTTAATACATTTAGCATCTGTTAAAAAATTATTCCATAAAAATTATCATAGTTCAGAACAAATAGATAAACAATTCCGATCAATAGGTAAAAAATATGGGTATAGTATGATACCTAAATCATATGAATGGTCATTTCAAAAAGGTGGCGGTCAAATACAAAGTATTATTAACTACATTAAGGATGTACCAAAAATGTCAAAGAAAACTAGAGGTGGTTGGCAAGCATCTGTTGGTGAAGACCCTAAAAGAAGGGGTTGGAATAGTAGATTGTGGTCAGCAATGTTACAATCAGAGATAGTAGTATCGCATAGAGATGGTAAAGATACTATTTACACATTAGGACCAAACGCAGATGCCTTTGAACGAGGTAAATTAGTAGGTTATTAATACTTTACCCCTTTCTTGATATTTATATAAAAAGATTATATGAATAAAACTGAACAATTACAGGTATATGCTAGAAGTTTAGGTGACCCTATTTTTGCCGTAGAAACGTTTTTTAAGACTTTTGATTTAACTCAAAAGGGTATGGTTCCGTTTAAATTATTTTACAAACAAAAACAAATAATTAAAGCTTACGAAAAGTATAATCGTAATATTGTAACAAAACCTCGTCAGGCAGGTGTATCAACAACAACTGCAGCTTATATCGCAGCAAAGTGTGCATTTGGTGATCCGACAAACCCACATAAAATTCTAATATTAGCCAATAAACAAACATTGGCACAAGAATTCTTAAAAAAGGTGAAAGACTTTTTAGATCAAATACCTAATTGGGTATGGGGGTTGGAAGAGGGTGAAAGTTATTTAAGTACAGATTCGAAAGGTCATATCATAATTAAATCTAGTAATTGTGAAATTAGAGCGTTAGCAACATCTAAAGATGCGTTAAGGGGATTCACCCCAACATTCTTAATTATGGATGAGGCAGCCTTTATTGACGCTGGTGCAGAGGTATTTGGTGCTGCTTTAGCTTCATTAGGTACGGGTGGTAAGATTTCACTTATATCCACACCTAATGGTATGGATCCATTATATTATAAAATATATAATGATGCAAAAAACAACCCTAATAGTAACTTCCATGTTGTGGAGATGAAATGGTATCATGATATTAGATACAATAGACATTTAAGATGGGAAAGAGGGGAAAATGAGATATTAGTATGTGAGTCTATTGGTAGAACGCGATTAAGATGGGATTATGAAGGTAAAACATACGAAACTACAGAATCAGATATAGAGGCATATGAATTAATGACTAATGATGGGTGGAAACCTTATTCTACGTGGTATGATGATATGGCATCTGATATGGGTGACCCTAAAAAGATAGCACAAGAACTTGACGTATCATTTATTGGATCGGGGGGTAATGTTGTTGACGATGAATTTGTAACTTTCCATGAAGAGAACAATGTTATGAAACCGGAATATATGGCTGAATTAGAAAAGTCTATGTGGGTTTGGAAAGAGCCAGAAGAAGGTCATAAATATATAATGGGTGTTGATGTATCAAGGGGTGACGGTAAGGATAGTTCAACAATAGTAATACTTGATTTTGAAGGTTTAGAACAGGTTGCTGAGTATCAAGCGAAAATTGCACCTGATTTATTAGCAGAATTAGTCTATAAATATGGGAATATGTATAACGCTTATACTGTAGTTGATATTACTGGTGGTATGGGTGTGTCCACTGTTATGAAATTAATGGAGATGGAATATAAACATTTACATTATGACGATCCGAAGAGTAGAAAATTAAGTGATAAATACGCTAAAACAAAATATAAACAAGGTGATAAGGTTCCTGGTTTTAATGTTGGTAATACAAGATTACAAATGATATCAGAATTAGAGGAACATATTAGGGAGAATAAGACTACTATACGTTCATCAAGGATGATATCTGAATTAAGGACATTTGTTTATAAAGGTGGTAGACCTGACCATATGGAAGGTTATCATGATGATATTATAATGGCTTATGCAATGCCCTTATTCATTGTTCAAACTTCATTTAAGAAATTAGAACAAGCGGAAAAACAAACAAAGGCTATGTTAGAAGGTTGGATTAATGTTTCGCAGGATAATGATACAAACAAACAAATACGCTCTAACCAGGTATTTAATAATACACCATCTTATCACCCACCAGTTACTGGACAAAATGGTAGTAATAATGATAATGGAGAATACAATTGGTTATTCGGTATAAGACAATAAAACTATGGGAAGAAAATCAGGACATAAAAAACCTTTTTTAAGGAAACCAACTAATGGTGGATTTACATATAAATGGGGACCCTTTAAGGATTTACCTAAAGATATGGATGCTAGGAATGCAAAACAAAAAACAAAAAATAAAAAGTTTTGTACTGCGATACCATTTTCACAAGGTGAAGATTTTAAAGTAAGATACGTTTATAATAAAGTTATTGATGGTTCCGGTAAAGAACACAGATATGCGTATGTAGAATGTGATTATGTTAAATAATCATTTAGTTTTTGATGATATTTATTATAATGGTATATAAAACTAAATAAAGTTATGGCAGAAAAATATACAATATTTCAACAACTAGAAAGTCTATTCGGTCCTGAAAGGAAAAAAGAAGAGGCAAAATCTAGATATTCGTTGGGGGATGAACAAATACTAAAGACTCAATCTAAAGAAGAGTATGATACGGCAAAATTAGAGGCACAACAATCAAAGTACCTTTCTAATATGTGGCATAAGGTGGATAATGAAATCTACCAACAATCAGTATTTTATGAGACAACAAGGATTGCATCGTATTCTGATTTTGAGGGGATGGAATTTTTCCCTGAAATTGCAGCAGCGTTAGATATTATGATGGAGGAATCTACAACACAAAATGGTGAAGGTAGAATCCTTAATATCTTTTCAGAAAGTAAAAGAGTTAGGAGAATATTACAAGATTTATTTTTTAATAAATTAGATGTTCACACCAATTTAGCAATGTGGACAAGAAACACTTGTAAGTATGGGGATAATTTCCTATTTTTAGATATCGACCCAAAAGAAGGTATTAGAGATGTAAAACAATTACCTAACATTGAGATAGAAAGAAGAGAGGGAGATTTTATTGGTCAATACCATGCTGGTAATATAGATAGTGGTGAAGATAAAGATGATGGTAAAGTATCATACTTTTGGAGAGGTAAAGATGTTACTTTCAATTCTTGGCAAATGGCACATTTTAGACTACTTGGTGATGATAGAAGATTACCTTATGGAACTTCAATGTTGGAGAAAGCTAGAAGGATTTGGAAACAATTATTACTTTCAGAAGATGCGATGTTAATCTATAGGGTGACAAGAGCTCCGGAAAGAAGAATATTCAAAATATACGTTGGTAATATTGATGAACAAGATGTAGCTCAATATGTACAGAAAATTGCTAACAACTTTAAAAGAAGTCCAGTTATTGATGAAAACACTGGTCAAATAGATACAAAATATAATCAGATGGCTCAGGATCAGGATTATTTTATTCCTGTTAGAGATCCATCAGCACCTAGTCCGATCGAAACACTTCCTGGTGCGACTAACCTATCGGAGATTGCTGATATTGAATTCTTACAAAAGAAATTATTTACTGCGTTAAGAGTTCCTAAACCATTTTTAGGTTTTGAGGAAACGAATGGAGATGGTAAGAATTTAGCTTTACAGGATATTAGATTTACTAGAACTGTTAATCGTATCCAACAAGCAATGATACAGGAATTAAATAAAATCGCAATCATACATTTATATGTGTTAGGTTTGGAAGATGACTTGGATAATTTTACATTATCATTAAACAATCCATCTACACAAGCAGATATGTTAAGGACTGAACAACTTCAACAAAAAATACAAGTGTATAGAGACTCTGTTGCAGATGCGGGAAATGGTTTTGCTGCAATGTCTATGACTAGAGCGAAGAAAGAGATTCTAGGTATGTCAGAAGAAGATATTAGAGTTGATTTAGAGCAACAAAGGATGGAAAAAGCAGCTGCGGCTGAAATGGAACAAACTTCTAACATCATTAAGAAAACAGGTGTATTTGATAGAGTGGATGCATTATATGGTGAATTTGGTGGTTCTACTTCTGAAGGTGATACTGAAGGTGGTGCTGAAGGTGGAGATGAATTCGCTGCTGGAGGTGGTGGTGGAGGAGGCTTCGGTGGAGGTTTAGAAGGTGGGGATGAATTCGCTGATGATGGTTTAGGTGGTGAAGAAGGTAGTTTAGGCACTGAAGAACCATCAGTAGGTGGTGAAGAACTATCGGCAGAACCAGCGGCAGAACCAGCGGCAGAAATACCAATGGAATCACATAATAAAAAAGGTGATTTATTAGTGGAAACTGAAATAAGAAAAAGGAAATTAGATATTAGAACTAAAAAATATCAAAACATTTTTACTAATAGACTAATAGAGAGTCTTGATCGTAAAGGTATGATACAACCTATGGAACATATCGAAAAGAGTAAGGACAGTTTAACTGAAGATCTGAAGAAAATGTCAGATAATATAGATGAATTAACAAAAGATTAATTTTTTTAGGATAAAGATAATATTTATAAAGAAATAAGGAATATGAAAAACTTTGGGAAAATAAAAAATAAATTTAGTGAGGTTCTTATAGAATCTATAATTAAGAAGAATGATACTGGGAAGAAAACTTTTGGTAAATTCGTTAAAATGTTAAAAGAGAATGAAATATTAAAAACACAATATTTCATTTATGATAATATAGAAAATAAGTATTTTGATAATAGTGGTGACGCTAAAGATTACATTAAAGAAAGTGTAAGTCTCTTATCAAAATATAAAAAGAAAGATATAATGGAGGCCAACAAAAAATTAGCTTCGTTAGTAACGGTTAAAAATGTTGACTATGACTCTAAAGGGTTACATGAAAATATTACAAAATTAATCTTTACAGGTAAATCTTCAAAAACACTTGAAGGGTTGTTAGAATCAATGAATACATTAAGAGACCATATGACTACAGAAAGAATAGATGAGAGTTCTGAATTCGAAAGAGTAGACTTACCTCCATCAGTATTATCTAAAATGGTTGTTAATAAATTCAATTCAAAGTATGAAGATATTAGTGAAGGTGAAAAGAAAATCATTAAATCAATCTTAAACGGATCGGAAGAAGATAAACAAGGTGTTTATGTTGATCTAATGAGGGAGTGTATTGACACTATTGATGGTAAGTTAAATGAAAGTAAGGATAATGACGTAAAAGGGAAATTATTAAGTGCTAAAGATAAATTACTACGTATGGAATATAATAAAGAAAATTATAGTTCAGATATCAGTAAGGTGTATCAATTAAAAGAATCAATAGAAACAGAATAATTATGAAAAAGAAAATAGTAAAATTAAACGAATCTGACATTACAAAGTTAGTTAAGAAAACACTTATTAAAGAAAGTGACACGTATCAGTTTAGACTTGAATATTCTAAAAATTTAAGAAGACAAGAAAAAACGGCAACTGATGGTGATGCTGATCTTTTAGATGATATCGTAGATGTTTATAAAACTCACATAAAACAAATACAGGATTACCTAAAGGGTAAATCCGATAAAGAAAAAGAATCAAAAAATAAAGACTAATATTCAAACCCACTTAATTGTGGGTTTTTTTATGACCTAATTTGGTATAGGGAAACATAATGACTATAATTGATATATAATAACATAAAATTTTAGAAATTATGAATGAAAAGAGGAAAAGAAATTACTTTAAAGTCAAAAAACAATTATAAAGTAAAATTAGGTACGATAGATAATAAAAACCCAAAAACAATCTATTTAAATGTCTCAGCTTGGGGTAAACCTTTAACTGAAGAAGAAAATTACGATAATGTAATAAGTAAGTTAAGAAAAAAAATAAAACAAAACCTACACACTAAAATAGGTGACAACAACTTTGAAAGTGAGAGGTACATTGTAGATTTAGATATGAGGTCTTCAGGTATCAACCATACTAAAAGAAGTTTTATGTCTTGTGAAATCACACTATTTCAAAAAGACAAAATAGCAGTAAACAATCCACTAATGGTGGAGGAATCTAATAATCTAATTAGTGAGATTATTGACAATTGTTTCGAACAAAACAATCACTTCCAATTTTATAAGACCAAAAAATAATAGTTTTCATCATATAGGTATATTTATTAAGAAAAGTATACCTATATTATGGAAATATTAAAAAACGATCAAACAGGCAAGAAAGGTCTCCTTATTGAGTACGATGCCGGTTACATATCCCCAAAGAACAACAAACATTTTATTAGTGAAGTAAATAAACTTACTAAAGGTGAACCTATTATAGAAGAACCTTTATATGTTTATGCTGTCATGCAAAAATACGACCTAGAGAATAGGAATGGGAGAGTCTATCCTGAAGCTATCTTACGAAGAGAAGCTGAAAATTATTTAAAACTTATTAAAGATAATAGAGCATTAGGTGAAGCTGATCACCCTGAAAGTTCTATCGTTGCCGTTAGTAGGGTATCTCACAGCGTAGTTGATCTATGGTGGGAAGGTAATACCTTAATGGGTAAATTAGAAATCATTATGTCACCTGGATTCATCAACCAAGGAATTATCTCATGTGAAGGTGACAGAATAGCAAATTATTTAAGGAAGGGTATTAAGATAGGTGTATCGTCTAGAGGTGTTGGATCACTATCAAAAGAGAATGGTCAGAACGTAGTCCAAGAAGATTTTGAAATAATCTGTTGGGACATAGTTACCTCACCATCAACACCGGGTTCTTGGATATATGGTGAGAAACCTTCCACAGAACAACAAATGAGTGAATCAGAAGATAAAAAGGATAAAAACCTGTTGATGGATTCAATAGATGATTTTCTATTAGAATAAAAAATATTATTAGTAAATGGTGTTTTTTCAAAAGAACCACATATTTATTAAGAAATAAACCCGTATTGGGTTAATAATAATCAATAATAATTAATAAAACAAATTTATTAAAATGGCTAAAGAAAAAAAATCAATCATTGAAGAGGCTTTGCTAGAAGCGAAGTCTTTAGAAGATGCCTTAAAAGCCAACACAAAAGAAATACTTGCTTCGACTATGAAGGAAGAAATTAATAGCGTTGTTAGAGAATCTCTTAATGAACAAGGGATTGAAGATGATGAGTTAGAGGATCAAAATGATGAAATGGAAGATGGATTACCTGGAGATGACGCAGGAGATGATTCAATTGGAGATGAAGAGTTAGGTGACATGGAAATGGAACTTGGTGACGAAGAAGGTGTTGAACTGGATTTAGAACTTGATGACGAACTTGGAGACGAAGAAGGATCGGAATTACCTATGGAACTTGGAGACGAAGAAGGAATGTTAGGAGATTTAGAAGGACTTGGAGACGAGGATGAAATGGATCTTACTATGGCTGGAGACGATGAAGTTATGAAAGTTTTCAAATCTATGAGTGACGATGATGAAATTGAAGTTGTAAAAGACGAAGGTGGAATCACACTTAAAGATAATCAGACAGGTGCTGAGTATTACATTAAAGAATCTGAAGAAGATGAAATTTGTGAAGGATGTGGCAGTGATGACATGTACGGAATTGAAGAAGGTAATTTAGATGAAGTTATGTATGAAGTTGAATTAGATGCCGATATGGCAGATGAGTTAGAAGCTTCTATGGATGAAGATGAAGAACTAATGGGTGAAGATCATACATTAGCTAGATCTAAAGGTCGACAAAGAAAAGGTGGACATAGAAATAGACAAACTTCTGAATCTAAAAGAAACAGAAAACCTTTAGTAAGAGAATCTATAAATAGAAAACCTACTACTAAAAGAAGAGTTACTGAATCTAAAACTAATGTAAGAAATGAGTCATACCAAAAGTTACTAAAAGAATACAAAGAGTTAAAAACTAGAAATGGTCAATATAAAGAAGCTCTTAAAGTATTTAAAACTAAAATAAATGAAGTGGCATTGTTCAATCAAAATTTAGCTCACGCTACAAGATTGTTTACTGAACATTCTACTACTAAAAAAGAGAAGATGAAAATCTTAAAAAGATTTGATGATATTGAAACTATTAAAGAATCCAAATCTCTTTTTAAATCTATCGAAGGTGAGTTAGGTGAGAAATCTCCAATAACTGAATCTGTAGATAAGAAAATAAATAAAACTATTGATTCTTCTAAATCAAATCTTAATGAAGCTAAGGCTTATGTTGATCCACAGATTAACGCCATTAAAGATTTAATGAAGAGAATTGAAAGATAAATAAAATAAATTAAAATTAACATTAAAAAAATGGGACATTTATTAAATTCAGGTGAAGTCGGTAATATCGGACTTGAACACCTAAAACAAATTAGAACAAAAACTATGTCGAAATGGGATAGTTTAGGATTCTTAGATGGTCTTAAAGGACACATCAAAGAGAACGTTGCTCAGTTATATGAAAACCAAGCATCTTCTTTATTAACAGAGTCTTCTGACGCTGGTTCATCAGGTTCTTTCGAAACTGTTGTATTTCCAATCGTAAGAAGAGTATTCTCTAAATTATTAGCTAATGATATCGTATCAGTACAAGCTATGAACATGCCAATTGGTAAATTATTCTATTTCATTCCTAAAGTATCTGACGCACCAGTTGCATTAGGTGGTAAGGTTGATAGTACTGCTAGTAACAATGGTTCTTTACCTTTTGGTAATGCTGGAACTGCAGTTGCAACGTATGAAGAGAAGTCTCTTTATGATTTATATTATAACGATGGTTTATTTGATAAGTCAAAAGGAGCATCTACTATATTAACTGCGAATGGTGTTGAAGCTAACACTTTCGGACCTAATTCTGGTACTACAATGGTGTCAGGTTTAACTTGTTCAACTAGCTACCCAGCTAACGAACAAAAAACATTAGGGGCGGATAATTCAGTAAGATATATCAAATTAGCTATTCAAGGATTCACTGATTCTAGTGCCGGTAGATTAACTGATTCTTACGGAAATGAGGTAGATACAGAATCTTTCTTAGCTTCTTTAAAAGTTGTTACTAATGGTGATATCGTTGATAATGATGGAACATCAATCGCTTTAAGTGGTGAGGAAGTACCATTTAGATTGGTAACACAGAAATACGGAAAAGGTATTGTGGATTATTCTACAGGTGGTATTTGTGCTCCTGATGGTTGTCTATTAGTAGAAGTTGATTTAACTCACCCAGCGTGTGTTGATTGTTCTTCAGGTAGAATTGATGGTTATACTGGTGCTGAATCAGGATTCACATCAACGTCTGTTGCATCTTCAGGTAATTCATTTACTGCATCTTGGTTACAATACGAAGATATGGAATACACAACTGAAATGGGAGAAGTATCTTTCGAACTTGATGAAGTTGTTGTATCAGTAACTGAAAGAAAATTAAGAGCTACTTGGTCACCAGAACTGGCACAAGACGTTAGTGCTTTCCATAACATCGATGCAGAGGCTGAATTAACAGCATTGCTTTCTGAGCAAGTTGCAGCTGAAATCGATAGAGAGATATTAAGAGATCTACGTAAAGGTGGAGCTTGGTCTTTAAGATGGGATTACAACGGATGGAAAAGAGCTAATTCAGGTGGAGGTTTCAACGCTTACACACAAAAAGAATGGAATCAAACATTGATCACTAAAGTGAATCAATTGTCTGCACAAATTCATAAAGCTACACTTAAAGGTGGTGCTAACTTTGTTGTTGTATCGTCTGAAGTATCAGCTATCTTTGATGATTTAGAATACTTCCACGTAAGTAACGCTAACCCAGAACAAGATCAATATAACATGGGAATTGAGAAAATCGGTTCATTAGGAGGAAGATACACAGTATACAGAGATCCATATGCACCAGCTAACTCAATACTTATTGGACATAAAGGAAAATCGTTGTTAGATACTGGATATATCTACGCACCATACGTACCTTTACAATTAACTCCAACGTTACAAAATCCATTTAACTTCGCTCCAACGAAGGGGATTATGACGAGATATGCTAAGAAGATGGTAAACAACAGATTCTATGGTAATATTAGAGTGGATGGAGTTCAAACGTTTGATATTAACGAATTAAGATAGTCTTAATTAATATATTATAAAATAAAAGGGTAGATTTTTTCTACCCTTTTTTTATGCTTTCATGTTTCGTAGATATTTATAAATGGAATGAAAATCACTATTAATGAATCACAATACAAAAGATTGTTTAAGGAGTCAATTCCTGATGACGTATCATTTGAACGTATTACGAATAACATAACCAAACAAACTATAAAGATATTTGAATGGTGTCATAAAAATACCCCACAAAAGAAAAGGTATGAAGTAGATGTTAAGGTTAGTGAAAGTAGCCATGCGATACCATTATTAGGTGAAAAAATAAGTAGGGTATTTCTTTTACCTGAACAAGATAGTTTAGTATTATCGTATAACTTTTTTATTAGGTATAATGATGAAGGGGATTATGATCAATTTATGGGAGAAGAGTTATCATATTTTGGTCAATATACATGGACTGGTGGTATTAATGTTGTAAGTCAGAATTATGGTGTTGCAGAAGATAGTAATGTTTGGGTTTATGCTAAAAGTCATGATGAAGCGGAAATTAACATTAATAGTGGTATACATAGTGACATAGAAATAGGTGAAGAAATAAATGTTGATGGGTTTGATTACCCTGAATGGGAAATGGATATCGGTAATATAGAAGTAGATAGCCATGATCAAATAGAATATAGTTAAGTTATGAGAATTAAAAAGAAATACGTTATAAAAGAAGCTATACTTACAGAGGGTTTAATGGTTGATGATTTAGGTAACCTTACACCAACACAAAAGAAAGTATTAAAGTCTTTATATAAAAAATATGCAAAAAATGCGGATGATGACTTTAGATACTGGAGGTTAAACACGAATGATATTACGAAAGAATTAAATGATAAATGGCAAATGTCATTTCATGAAGCTTATAAGATAAGTAGGTTATTTGTAATGCATGGTGATGATTTATTTAAAGAAAATAGAATTAACAGTGAAGTCCACGTTGCAGAAATTTTAAAGGGTTATATGGGTACCTTTATTAGTCACTATAAAAAGAGTTTAGAAGATGATGAAATAGAAGGTGGAGACTGGGATTTAAATATTGGTGGTGAGGTAACACCACATACTAGTCATTTCTGGGACAGTTATAATGGTTTTAGTTTATATTTACCGGTTAATTATGATTACAGATGGGAACTACCAAGACATGAAAGAGATGTAGCAGAAAGAAAAATAATAATAATTAAAGTTATCTTCGATCTTGGTGACTATAGGGGAACAAATACTGAACCAACCATCTCAATTAAATATAGTTTAGGGGATAGTACAACAGATGTTGCAAATGTTGAAGGTGTGTTAGTTGAGAAAGCGTATTTTGATTTACCTAAAGAGGTAAGTAAAGAATCGATGAATGAATGGCTTGATGATCTTGTTGTAAACCAAATAAAACCAATAGTAACGGATTTTAAATATCCTGAAGCACCATCGGAACCAGTAACAGAAGATTAATGTAAATCTATCTGATTAACAATTTTAAATTTCATTGTATCACTATATGTTTTAACTTCAAGATTAGAAGTTAATTTAACATCAATATAGTATATGTTAGGTATCATCCAAGATGTATCAATAATAAAGTAATTGTTGTTGAATGTTCTATTAACATTTTGCCAATCTATTACATTTACTTCAGTTGTACCTTCTTTAATATAAAGACGATACTCTAAACCATCAATGACATCAGTTTCGTTAGTTGTAAAGGGTTTTCTTGCAGTGACGAATACTTTCCTTTGGTCACCTCTTTTAATCTTCTCTTCCCTCTTAATACCTGTCACAGACATATAGTAATCTAATGAATTACTATCGTTAGTTCCAATATCAAAATAATTCTCATCATCTCTAACTTCAAAGTCTAAAGTAACATCAGATCTTGACACACCATTAACATTTAAGTCTCCCCATATATCACTATATATTACACAATCATCAGCAGATGTTGGTATGGAGAATTCTACACTATAAACACCTTTAGTTACTTGTACAGTTTGTCCTGTTGTTATTGCGGTATAGGTAACATCATCTTCATCTTTAATAATAACACTAGGGTTATTATCTAAATTAGTTGGTTGACCTCCTACATTAACATAGAGGTATAATTTATTTGTTTTCCCTTTATAGAATTTATTTCTGTCATCTCTAATTGGGTTATCGTATAATGTCTCAACAAATGGTTCATAATAAGTTTGAGTTTCTTTAGTGAAAAAACCTACGTATTGTGATTCAGCCTTTATAACTAATTCTAAATCTCTATCAAAAGATATTCCATAACCATAGTTAACTGTACCACCTGTGATTAAACTATTAACCTCATTGGTGATATCCATTTCTAAATTTTCATTACCCTTATCAAAGCTTTGTGTTGTTACAGTAATTGCCGATGGTGAACCTGAATAAACACCAGGTTCATCCCAATCAATAGTTGAAGTCGAACTGACCCAATTACTAGCACCTTCTACATAAGTAATCTCATCACTTTGTTGTGTGATTGATTGGGTATAGTCATACCCACATCCTTCATCCCAATATTTATTAACCCTAAAAAGTGTTAAATCAAATGAACATGCCCTTTGAAATCCTTCACATGTTTTTTGCGCTAATAAATCTTCATCAAAGAAGGAAGTATTAGTCATCTTTAATGTATGAGTTAAGTTACTTAAATCGCCTAACTCACCATTATTATATTTTGTTTGTAAATCATCCACATCAAAATATATTAAGTGTCTCGTATAGTTAGTTACTAATGCGTCACCACCATAATATAATTGAGCAATCTCATTTCTACCTGTATTTGCTAATAAACTTTTAATTATAGTATTATCTTTATCTATGTATGTTCTGATTACCATTTATTCCTTTTTATTATAAATATCTTAATTAGAGTTAATATTCTTATTTAGTATTGTTTGTAGGTCATAATTTAAAACACTTAACTTTTCTATACCTTCATCAGCTACCATCCCATGATAAGGATGAACATGTGATTTAACATAATCCCTCACTAACTCTAAAAATTCTACTAATGTATCACCATATACCATTGGGTGCGCCTTTGTATTTATATCGTTTTGAGTATCTTTAGTAATTAAATCTTTGGGGTCAGTTAATTCAAAAGTATGATCACCATCATGACTAATTAAATTAATTTTATCTGCAACAATATTAACAATTGTACTCTTAACACCACTAGTGCTTTTTGTTAATTTTAATACTTTTTTAGTCTCTTGCACTTTTTGAGTACTATTTGGGTAAATGACAGTTCCATTTTTAAAGGAATCTTGTGACCCTTCTGCGTAGTGTTCTAATATTTCTTTTGTTTTAGTGAATAATTCCCATTTACCACTTAAAGCATATACCCCTTCGAAAGTTGACCCATCACCACCCAACGCGTTAATTGATGCCTCTAATGCTTCTGTTCTTGCACTATAACTACCACTGTCACTATTATCTATACTATTTGTTTTTAAATTCTTCTTCGTCATCAGTAATTGATGTGAACTTGCAGTGGAATATTCATCATCTGTTAGACCTTCAGGTAATATAACACCATTACTCATTATTGATGTAATTTGCGCAGTCATTTTCTTTTCTGGTGGTGTGTACTTATAAACAGTGACAATATCATCGATAAATTCTTTTTTAAGATCATCATCACCATGTTTTAGTTGAATATACCCTAAATTTTCTTTATTGAATTTTAATCTATTACCACTTTTAAATTTACCTATCCTTAATATTGATTGCTCTTTTTTTAATATTAAATCACCTGACCCTCTTCCTTGTAATGCCACATCTTCTTTATCGGGGTAAGCCCCATGTGATTCAGGTATTTCTGTTATATTTTTATTAGGGTGAATTATACCACGAAGAAATCCTGATAACCCTTTTACTTTTTCTGATTTTTCTAAATCTGGTAATTGACTAACAATCGGACCAAACCAAAAACGTTCACTCTTCTGTGTAGTTTCTGGACCTGAAGTCATCTCTAATTGAAAGACGAATACTGCCTCACCCACTTCTGGCATTATATTAATATGTCTAGGTAATAATGGTAAACAAGGTATTAAGTTAGCTGTAGTGTCATTTTTATCTGTACCACCTTCTAACCTTACTTTAAGTTCGCCAACACCACTAGCGTCAGAATTCTGTACTACTTCACCTATCTTGATAAATTTTACACCACCACCTCTACTATCACTATCTAACATTCCCATATCAATTACTCACCTTTAGCTCTTTTTATTATAACTTCATTTCCATGTAAATATTCAATCTCCAAAGATTCCATAATATCTGTCATCTCATTCATCTTATTTTTAAGTGATTCGTGCTCATGCTGTAATGACATTAGTTTCTCTCTAATGTTAGCGTTTGACATATTGCCCCACTCTATGTTTTTAACTAATGACACCTTCACCTTTTGCTTCATCTGCATTATATCCCGTAACATACCCATACCCACTACCTTCAAATTTGATTGATGATGTAGGTAAGCTGACGGTTATTTTACCCTTTGTTGTTAATTCCCTTATTATCTCTTCTGCCCTTATTCGTTCCATTTTCAAATCTATATTAGGTGCACCACTCGGTAATGTTTCAGTAGGTATCCCAGCTTCTGTTTTTCTATTCATAACCCTTGCAGCTAAATCAGTTGAACTCATACCGGATCTAAACTTACTACCTACAGTTATTAAATATTTATTTAACCCAGGCATTGGTATTTCCGGCATATTCAATAACATTTTTAATATCTGAATAACTTTAGTGATGCTAGTTAAAGGAACCTGAAACCTAGGTTTTTTAGTTGTGTATATTTCTTTATTATCAGTATCTTTACAATTCGATTCCATAATTATTAACTTGTTTGATTTTTGTTACCTTTCGCAATTGCACTTTCTCCTGAGTCAACCCCCACATCAATTGCAGAATTGGCAGCCCCTTCCACTACACCAAATGCTTTATCTAAACCTTTATTAAGTAAATCAGGGAATGGTGTCAAACTTGCGATTTGTTCTTTTATTTGTTCTTTTTTCTGGGTCACTTTAAATTTAATATAGCACTTTAATAATATCGTAATTGCTTTCAGTATTAATGGTAATAATAACTCATAAATTAATTTTTTCAATAATTTCTGAATCATTTCCCTTAAAAGACATATTATATTTTTAATAAAGTCTCTTACACTTGTAAACCTCGCTTGACCATTAACCAAATAAAATAATGTTATGATTAATATATTAATCTTTGGTGAGAGTATCATCTTAATTATTGTTATCTTAATTGCATCAATTAAGTTAATGATGAATTGCCATTTAGCTTTAGTTTTATTTTGTGGTGAGACATTGTTTGAACTAACATCAGAAAGTTGGTTAATTCCATTATTAACTATGGTAACTCTTTTATTTTCATTTGGTTCTGTCTTTAACCTATCACTAAAATCTTTAACACTATGGAAGTCTACTAAAGATTCTTCTTCACCACAATTATCTAAATTAATTATACCTCTTTTTCTTTCTTCTACCCTTCTTTTAATATTAATAACTTGTTTATCGTCAAATTCAAAAAAGGAATCATCCAATATTACATTAGGGTCATCTACACCACATTTAATTAAATCTTCTACTGTTTGATCAAATTCTGCTTGTTTTTCTAAACTTATTTCATCTAAATTAATTTTCTTACTCAACACACCATAAATGAAATCCATTGCTTGTGGGATTGCTTTTTCTGAAGTAAATAAAGGCCTTTGAGAGTCTATATAATCATTTAAGAAAGTTATGAATGTTTTACTTTGATAAGAAGAATCAATCTTCATGTTAATAACATTGTTCCGTTTGTCGTTGTTTTGTTGTCCAGTATCACCACCACCCGTA